TACTACCTCTATAAAGTCTGTAATAAAACCAACCCCCTGTTTGTCCTGGATTTGATTCTCCACAAGCTGTAAGCATTACAGGTTTTCCAGTCGTTGTAATTGATACACTAGCTAGTGATGTTGCTGTTGCACTATTTACTGTAACTTGAGCAGGTGTATTAACAGCTTCTACCTGTGATTGTCCTGTAGTAGTAAACACACCACCTGTACTAAGTGATGCTTTTGTTGTGCCATTTGATTGTAAATCTATAACACCACTTGTATCTGATACAAACTTTAATCCGTCTGATGTATCTGCATTAATCTTAACTGTCATAAGATAACTAACCTCTCTCCTGATGGGATTGTAACTGTAACCCCTGTATTAATCGTTAATGGTCCAACGCACATAGCAGATTTATTGGTAGATAAAGTATAGTTGGTTGTAACTACTCTTTCGTTTTCTTGGAATACTTCGTCTCCACCTGCTCCAGTAGCACCACCTCCACCACCAATCGCACCCCAAGCACTACCATCGTAGCCCTCGAATCCTGTTGTTGTAGAGTTGAATCTAAACATACCTGTTGCAGGTGAGCCATCTCTTTGTGCTGTTGTACCTACAGGTATTTCGGCACTTCCTGTACTAGCAGTTTCTATAACTACTCCTGTAAGTGATGAACCTGATCCTGAAAATACTGTTGCACCTAATGTGCCTGAACTAGAATTAAATGTTAAGTTACTACCTGACTTAGGACCTAAATCTCCAGTAGCTGCTGTCGAAAATAAAGGAAAACAAGTTGTATCAGATGATTCATCTGCCACAGTTACTGCTGTTGCTATCGCTGCCGTACCTGATGTGTTTTGATTACCTGCTGAATTAACTCCAGGTAAATCAATATTTCCTGTACCATCAAATGAGACTCCACCTATATTTCTTGCAGTCTCTAGGGCAGTTGCTGTTGCAGCATTACCAGTCGTAGAACCTGAGCTTCCTGATACATTTCCTGTTACATTTCCTGTAATATTTCCCTCAAATGTAGCAACTAATGTGCCTGTAGCATAGCCTGTACCACTTGTATTTACTGTTGTGGTAGGCTCTACTTGTAAATCTTTAAATAGTTTATATTTGCCTGAATCACTAGAATCTCTAAATAATCCTGAATATAAGTCTTGTGAACCTGATGTATCGTATAGACCATAAAAACCTATATCAAGACTATCAGCAGCACTATTGTTTTTTGCTAATTTAATTAATGGATCTTCAACTTCTAAGTTAGTTGTGTCTATGCTTGTTGTTGTGCCATTTACTGTTAGATTTCCTGCAATAGTTACATCGTCAGGTAATCCAATAGTTACAGTTGCTCCTTCGCTTCCTGAACCTGATACTTCAATCTCATTAGTTGTGCCACTTACTCCTGCTACATAGTTACCAGTTGTGTCTGTGCTAAGTGCTACGCTGTTTGCTGCAATCGTTGTCGATAGACTTATATTGCCAGTTCCGTCAAATGATACGCCTGAAGCTGTAACATCACCTGTAAGAGAAATTTCTCTGCCAGTAGCTAAAGCTGTTGCAGTTGCTGCATTTCCTGTTGTGCTTCCTGATGAGCCACTTGTATTTCCTGTAACATTTCCTGTCAAGTTCCCAACAAAGCTAGTAGCCGTTAAAGCACCTGTATTAGAATCGAAAGCAAGGTTACTTCCTGATTTAGGAGCTAAGTCGCCAGTTGCTGCTGTAACAAATAACGGAAAGCATGTAGTATCAGTTGATTCATCTGCTACTGTAATTGTTGTAGGCACATAAGTTGATGACGCTTTGCCATCTAATTGTGTTTGTATTGCAGAACTTACGCCATCTAAGTACCCAATCTCTGTTGATGTAACTGCTGATACTGATACATCTCCACTACCATCTGATACCAATGCTCTTGATGCAGTCAAATCTGCCATCTTAGAAAAAGCTATTGCTGCACTTGCATTAACATCATCGTTTACAATAACGCCACTTCCTATAGCAGCAGTACCTGATGTTCCTATAGAAATATCTCCTGATATAACTACAGGGTTAAAATTCGTTCCATCAGCTATTAGGGCAGCACCACTTGTATTTGTTCCCATCGTCAGGTCATCGCCTGTTATAGTTAGGTCTCCACCAATAGTTGCATTATTTGTAACTGTTAGAGTATCTGCTGTTAAGTTTGCAACAGATATTGTAGGCATGTTTGCTGCTACATTTGCGAGTGTTACAGCAAGTGTAGATCCATCTTGTACTATAGGAAATAACGCACTACTCGATGGGGTAGTGGTCGTGGTCAGTTCTGATATTTTTTTAGTTGCCATCTATTGTATCGTCCAGGTTGTTGTAGCAGGTGGAGAAACATCTTGCCAGTCATCAGCATCTATACCACTTGCATCATCTAATCTAATTAATTCACCATTTTCTGTTGCTAAAACAAAAAGGTTATCCTCTGTTTCTATGTATCCTGCTGCTGTTTCAGCTACTACTGTCCATGTAGTCATTAATATAATCCGTAATCAATTCTTGTTACAGGAGTCGTTCCTGAGTGTCTGTCTCTTTCGTTTGAAGTTATTATATCTTGTTTTGCCCTATCATAATATCCTGACCAAACCTGTATTCTTTTGTCGTTTTGCAAATAAGGTTCTGCTTCTACTAATGCACCATATAAATATACATCAGGGTGATGTGTGAGCATGTCATTAGTAGTATTAGAATCAGATAAAGCTGTAAAGTGCTTGTAATAGGATACTTCTACCTGATATACGCCATCAGGTATAGGTCTTAGTTCTATATTATTGCCTTTTATTGCATATGCCTTTGGTGTGCCTTTTGAACTACCTGCATTAAGTCTGTCCATTATTTCAGGTGTTAAAAATTCTAAAGGTGTTTTAGGATCTGTGTTTAATTTGATGTTACGCATAGCAACATAATCATCAGGTAATGTATAAAACTCAGAGCCATCTATTGTGTTAGTTGTAACTCTAGTTTCCATTCTTCTTATTTTAAAATCTCTTTTGTGCCTTGTTTCTGCAAGTGCAATAAAATCAGGAATAATATCTGTAAGGTCAGTTCTGTCTAACCAACTAGCTATTGCTGTTTTAAGTTCTGAATAATTCGATATTGCCATTATATTATCCTAGATGTTGTTTTTAAGTACCTGTAATCAGGACTGTTTAATAATTTTCTTACTGCGTCTTTATGATTTTTATTATATAAATCTACGCCAAATTTGCTTTTCCACTCATAGTAAATTGCAACAGGAATCCTAGCAGATAAACGAAATTCATCTTTTATGCTATGATCTTCCTGTTGTAATCTTTTATTGCTATCAAGTANTTTAGTTAAATCAGGAGACCTGGTATTAATNGCCCATTCACCTGAGTGTTCTGAAAATAAAAATGTTTGACCATCTCCAAGTTTTCGTCTCATTCACTAAGTTCCTCAATAAAGACACTAGCTGTACCACTTGCAATAATAGCTGCAAGTTTTTCAGCATTGTCTATTTTAAATGTTTTAGGTTCGTTTGCTACCAATCTTATTCCTGTAGCTACAGCAGCAGTAGGCGATTTAGCAAATGCTATAAACACACCTGTTGTATCAGAAGTACATCTTACATAGACTACGCCATCTGTAAAAGCATCTGATACTTGTGAACCTGTATTAACAGTTCTTGTTTGGTTTTTTATAACCCTTTGTCCAAAACTCCAACTACTCATGCTTATCTCCTAATTACAAATGTTACTAATAGTTTAACTGTGTTCGATGATGCACCATCTGTAAGCATTTCAATAGTTCCATTTTCTTCAACTCTGTTGAGTGCTGTAGGTTCTGCTGAATCTACATCACCTGCTGCTGAACCTGATTGAGTTACTGTAATGCCGCCACCAGTAATAGCAGTACCACCAATTTCAAAACTAATTCCACCATTAGCAGTTCCAATAGCTCCTTGTAGTGCAGTAATAATCTTGATGATACGGCCACCATCAGGTACTGCTACAAATGTGCTAGATGCAGTAGAGATATCTTCTATCTCTGCTGTTAAAAAATAATCGTTTAATGTTCTCATTAAAGTCTCCGTATTAATAACCCTCGTTCCGAAGCGATACGTTCTTCAAGGTCATTATTAATGTATCTTGGGTGGGGCAGGGAAAATAATTAAAAACCTGCCCCTGTCATATAGTGAGGTATATGAAAAGTTTATTATGAAGTAGTTAAGTCAGCGATTTTGCTGTTTGCTGCTTCGTTTTTAGCAATTAGAGTATATTCTACTAATAATTGTTTCTTCTCAGCATCACCAGTTTTCGCTAAGTCTTGTACTTGGAAAGGTCTTAAGAANGCTGTAGCCCACATTTCTGTATCTACAACAAGTGCTGTTCTTCCTGAACTTCTTAAGATTCTGTCTGCTTGTACTCTTACTTCACCAAAGTCTGANACATAAACATCAATAGTAGCCACAAGACTTCTATCTTCTGCCATGTCCATACGAGTTGAGTTACCTGTAAATCCAGATACTTTTTGTTTGTTGAATGAACCAACTAACAATAAGTCAGGATCTCCACCTTCATCATAGCATTTTTTCAAGCTAGATTTTAAAAGTGTTTCAGTAAGAACTCTTTGTGTTCCGTCTGTTACAGCACCTGAACCACTTGTAGAACCACCTGAACCATGAAGCTCATTAGTAGTTATCCAAGATTCATATGCTCTTGAAGCACGACCTGTGCCTGAAGAACCTGCTGCTGCTTCTTGTTTACCTGTCATGTCTAGTTCCATATCACGTTTCAGTTCTTTACCTGCTTTTGCGATTTGGTAAGCCATTTCAGATGTAACACCTGCTTTATTAACAACTTCTTGAGTACCAGTAACTACTACAGGTTTTGTAGAAATCTGTGTGTGGTTAAGTAGTCTTGATGTTGCTGTAAGTGCTCTATTAGGAGAATCGTCTCCCTCTATTACTAAGTTAGCTGCTGCTGCTGCTAAACTATCTGTTTGCCATTCGTGTTTTGTTCCGTTAGCCGAAGCAGTACCGATACTAGACATAAATGGTGTTTCTGTTGGAGAAATGTTGTAAATAACATTCGCCAAGTCTTCTCTCTTATTGTTACTATCAAAAGTCTCATAAGAGTTTGTATATATTGCCATTTGATTACCTTTGTAAAAAAGTTATGTATTGGTTAAGAATTCATAAGACTTTCTATAACGCTTGTAGCATCCTTTACACGTCCTGTTTTCTTTAACCTTGCTCTTTGTGCCTTAACTTTATCACTTGAGATTTCACCTTTTGTTGGAGGAGAACCAGGTCTTGTAACTTTAGGTACAACTTTAGCTTTCTTATTAGAAATCTTAGCTGCCAAAAGATTATCATACAACATGGCTTTATGAAGTACATCAACAGACCTTGCATCAATTAAGCTATCAACTTCTTGTTCAGAAAATCCTGTTTTTAAAGCAAAAGACTTAATATCTTGTTTAAGTTTTGCTCCTTTAGTAGGATCATTCCATTCTGGAAGTCTTTGAGCCATAATTTCTTGCTGTCTGACAAGTTCTTCTTGCCATTTAGCTTGTTGCTCTTGTTGTGATTTGTATTGAAGATTTTTTTGTTCTTCTTCTACAGTTCTTTTGTTTTCCTGAAGTTCCCTGTACTGATCTCTTTTTAACATATATTCAGTTGGATCTTCTTCCTTGAGTTTAGTCCAGTCAGTTGATTTAAGTTCATCTAACTTAGAATCAGCTTGTGCTGTAAATTGTTCAAGTTGTGATACGTAACGCTGTCTTTCTTGTTGAGTCGCAGCTAATTCTTCTTCAGCTTTTTTGCGTTGCTCTGCCAATACTTGACTTTTTCTTGTGTAATCAGCTTGTCTACTATAACCTGCCTGAAGCTCATCNAGGGTAACCTCTACATCTTTACCATCTACTTTGATGGTGTATGTGCCAGGTGTCTCGNTTACTCCTTCTTGGGTATCGTCTACTAAGTCATCAGCAGTNAATCCATCAGGATTTTCTACTTCTGTTTGTACTGATTCGGACTCCATGTCCTGTGCAGAAACTTCTTCCGTTGCTTCTGTTTCAACTTCATCTTCTGGGGTTTGCTCTTTAGGAGTTCCCATTAGACTTTGTTGTATTGCTCTCTGTGCTGACACTACATCAGTAACAGGAACGCCACCTTGTGTGGATTCTTGTATAGGGATATCTTCTTTAGCCATGATTAGCTACCTCCCTTTCTTTCTTCTTCGAGAATTTTACCATTCTCCATTGTGTTCACTAAAACATTTTGTGCTGTCAAAACACCTCTAAGTGAATGATATAAAGATTCTCTAACCTCTGTCTCACCTATGTCTGTTCTTATCCATTTCTGGAAGATGTCATTTTGTATTACTTCATAAGACTTTATTAATAAAGGATCTTCGAGTAATCTTTTTGCATCTTGACCTTCTTTTACTTGTTTTTCTTTGTCTACCATTTTTATCTCCTGGATTCTATCTGCTTTCGCAGGTGTAGTTAATCGCTTTTTTTTGTTAAAGATTCTTCTGTTAACCAGTCTGGAATCTTTCTTTTGCCTGATAACCATCCACGAATATCATTGGGCTTATGCCCTGTACTCCTGAATATGTCCTCGACAGAAAGTCGGTGTTTTAAACATAATGTTTGTAATTCTATATTTTTCAAATCTGTTTTAATTTATCTATAGTTGGATTCTTTTGTTTAAATTGTTTTGCTAAGTCTGCATGTGCTAACTTAGAAGATTGCCCATTGCTATAACCCATAGAAATGTAATGGTCGTACCTAGACTCGTAATACTTACTACGCTTTTGTCCTTCTTCTTTTTTTGAAGGTTGAGACATTTGTTGGTTTTCCTCCCACTCCTTGTGGTTTAGCTCGTTTTCTAGAAACAGCAGATGCTTTTTGTGCTGATGACATTCTTCTGGCTTTAGCTAATGGTACACATTTAGGATAAGCACGACCTGATCCTTTTGACCTGCCACATGGTTGATATTTACCTTTCTTTTTAGGTGCTCCAATATCTACCCATTTTTCTTGTACCCATTCTCTAAGCCCTTTTTTTGCCACGTTTTACACCTTTTGCTTTTTTTGCTTTAGGTTTTATTCTGCCTGAACAAACCCCTGATGCGTACATATTAGCGTATGCACTTGGATAAACTTTGAACTTTCTTTTAGCTGCTGCCTTGCCTTTAGCACATAGTTTAGCCATTAATTTTTCCTTTTTGTTTTATCTTTTTTAAAAACTCCTTCTTCAATACCTCTGCCTTTTAAAATATCTGCATAAGTTATTTTTCCGTCTTTGTTTAAATCAGGAAATGTTTTCTTCTTCTTCATCATTTTCCTACTTTCCTCATAGCTAATTTATGTGCTTCTGTAAAAGTTTTGCCTTTATTCATGTGTTTTTTCATTTCAGACATGTGTCTTACAGTATGGTGTTTCTTATGTTTGGTTAATGCTTTTCTTTGCCTAATGGTCAAAGTCATTAGCACTTACCTCTTTTTTTCTTTTTGCCTTTTTTCATTGGTTTGCCGTACATTATATTAACCTCAGTATGTCGTTAAATTTATCACTCATTAAGACAAACACAACTATTGCACCATAAGCTACATACTTAAATTTAAAAACTTCAGTCTTTATACTTTTAACTTCTATCATTAAATCATCAATATCTTTTGCCATGTGCGACAAATGGTTTGTTTTAATTATATTTACTTCTTGTTTAAGTAATTCTATTTCTGTTTTGATATCCTTATCATTCATGCTAGTGGCAACCTCTTACGTTTTGGGTACATATTGAGTGCCATAGCTACTGCTTGTTTCTGTGGCTTCCCTTCCTTTTTTAAAACCTTTATCTTTTTTGATATAAGTTTAGTCCTGCTTTGTCCTTTGTAATCAGGTTTAAACTTAGGATAAGCCATTATGTCGGTCCTATGCCTACAGGTCTATTTTGTACTGCTTCAAGAGCAAGTTCTTGTTCGTTAAGTTCTAATTGAGATTTTTTAATTTGCAGTTCTTGTTGCTTCAATGCTAGATCAACAGCAGCTTCTTCTTGTTTAAGTTTGAGTTCTTGTGCTTTTAGTTGCGTGTCTATTTCTAGTTCTTGAGCTTGTAATTGTAATTTTTGTAATTCAACTTGTGCTTTTTGTGCAGCAACCTTCTCATCTAATGATGGCTCTGGTGGTTGTTGTGGTGGCATCATCTGTGGATTAGATATAAACATGTCTGAATTTTTATATCCAGATTGTGTTATAAATTCACTAATAGCATTATAAAGATTCTGAGGTGTAACTAAACTTCCCATACCACCATTTTGTACTACTGTTTGTAGTATTGTCATAATCCCTGACATAGTTTGCATCTTAGAGTTTTGACTTCCTGATCCAACGCCAACATTTACAGTACAATTTAGCTTTTCTTTCCATTTAGATACATCAATAGGTACAAATTTGCCGTTTAAATACGCCATTTTTTGTCTGTTTTCGTATCTTTGTATTAATGAATATATGTTTCTAAATAAGTCTTTTATGCCAGTTTCAGCAAATATACGAGCAATTAACTCTATTCTTTGCATAGCTGACTCTGTTGCTGCTGAGATTGCACCTGAAGTTACATGAGATGTTAATACATCAGGATTTAATCCTTGCGACATTTTAGATACGCCACTTCTTTCTTCTCTAATACCATCTAAATACTGAACCATTTGGAACGCATAAGGTTGTATTTGTGGTGTTGGAAGTGCTGTAACTGCACCAGGTGCTCTCATTCTTACGATTCCACCAGGTTTTGATGAAAGTAAATCATCTAATTCTACTTGTCCTGCTAATACTGCATATCTTGCATTGTTAGTTAGATACATGTTGTCTAACAAATTACGCATGATAGTAGATTTAATTAGCTGTATATCTTGTACTGTATCTGCAATAGACATGCCATGAAACTTATGTGGTATCGGTAGTGGACAGATTGTTGAGAAAGGAACTGAGTCTATTTCCTCATTGTCTAATATTATATTACCACCTTTAGTAATCTTTCTAAGTTCTGCTATACCATCTCCATCATAGTCAAGATGTATATAACATTCTTCTAACCAAACCTTTCTTGATGGTCCTTCGCCCTCATCGGCAGGTACTGAGTCATCATCAAAGCTAAATCTTGCAATTCTCTCCTCATCATACTCAGCATTGTTTATTGTGTATGTAGGTAGTTCTTCTACAACAGCAGGATCATATCCTTCTAAAATTAAATCAGATACTGTTTTCTTTACTCTATGGCATACAAAACTAGCATCTTCTATAGATGTAGACCTTCTTGATACTAAAAATTCTTCTGGTGGTACAGATACAACTCTTACCTGTCCATTATCTTTGGTTTTTTTGACCTTAACATCATGCTCTACAACTTTTGGGCTAATAAGATTACCGAAATCATCTGTAACTGCTTTTTGTACGACAGTCTCAGTATGCTCGATAACTTCCATGTCATCATTAGCTAGTATAGATTGGTACTCAATCTCTGTAAGATTGGTATAATTCTCTGTTGATACCTCTGTTTTTTCTTCCCAATAATGCTTAACGATACCAGTCTTGGATATAAGTGCGTCTTTAAACACATCATAGAGGACCTTAAAGCCGTTATTTTGGCGATTAAATACATAATTGACATAGTCAGTTGCCTGTTGTGCCATTTCGACATCTTCTGGCCCTTCAGGTTCAAACTCTGCGACATTGTTATGAGTCGTAAATATACGCATTAACGATGGCATTATGTATTCGATAGTATCTCTTACATCAGTTGTAACGATTTCTGACCTGCCTTCTATCTCGTTGCCAAAAGGTTCGCCAAGATAATACTTCATAGACTGTTCTCTTTGTTCAGAGAGTTCTGTATTGAAGTTTCCTGTAGCAGATTCTATTTCGTTGCTTAGTTTCGATGCAAGTTCATCATTGGTCATTTTAGCCATTTATTTATTTCTTACTCTTTTAATTTTTAATCCTGCTTTTTCTAAAGTTTCTTTAACATCACCTTTAAATAACCTGCTATCACCATAGGTGTTTAATTGAGTGTCGCTTCTTAAATCTTTTCTAATATTTTCCATACCCTGTATTGCTTCTTTTCTTTTTATTTTGTTGTATTGTTGTATTTTTTTAGTTCTGATTTCAGGCGAAGTTCTGCTCCATTCTTTATCTGTTATTTTAAAATACTCTTTTACATTTTTTGCCATGATATCTCCTAAACGATGGCTACATCAGGTCCTAATGTGCCTTTTGTATTCCATCTTGAATTCTTTGTTGTACTGTGTCTTAGACTCATGGTTGCATAGCGTGTAGCAGACATAAGATCATCTTTGAGTTTGACTAGCTTTCCATCTTTACGATGATACATTCGATACTCCTCAAACCAGTCATAAAGGGTATTAAATACTTTAAATCGTCCATGCTCCATTCTATCGAGCATCTCCATAAGCCCTGCTTCTACACTATTGCCACCTTTTTTCTCACCTAGTGCAGGTGGGTTCTCAAAGTGGAAAGGCAGCATATTAACGTAAGCATCTCTATATTGCTCGGCAAGAGTGATACCCGAGCCCTTATCATGCTGATAACCATCATGTGGCCATACTATCGGTATGTAGTCGCTACCTTCCCGTTCATTGATATGACTTGCGTGATAACTCGGTATCTGTTTGCTCATCTTATAGCAATCATAAACATACACGATATCCTTATCTCTATCCCATGCTAACCAAACTACTGCTGTAGGATGGTCATATCCAAAATCAAGACCTGCGATACGAGGGTAATGTGGGGGTATCGTAAAGGGCTCACAGGTCAAGTTGTCCTCGTCTATAGGAAAAACAAGGCCACTTCCAATCATTGGTATGCCTTTTGACCTCATATCTCGCTCATGAGGTGGTAGGGCTTGTAAAATCTGTGTTTTCATATCGTCAGTTAGATGTTCTGCATCTTCCCAACCTGCTGTAATCAATGCCTGTTGTGGCTTTAGATCACTTGTAAAATTCTGTACGACCTCTGTAACCCCTGATTCAGGCGTAAAGGTAAGATAAACCTGTCCTCTCCTGTCCAATGTACGGGTTATACATTGTGAATAGATGTCTTGTGGAGGTTCTTCATCGAGCCATACAAGATCAATCGACTCCCCCATAAATTTTTCAGCACCCATTTCATAAGCTTTGAAGGCAACACGAGACCACCCACCTGATTTGTGTTTTACAAGAACGGAGGAATGTGCGTTTGGCACTCCAGGTTTTCTTGTCGTCTCACCAATGAGATGTTTAGGGATAGATCCTTTTCCCTTATCTCTTGGGTTGTCTGGTTGCCCGAATAATTCTTTTTGGCAGATATCTCTTGTGGTTTCATTACTAGCCCCACATACCCATGCTTTTATGGGCTCTTTGAATCTTTTGCCTTTCCACCACTTAGGATAAAGACCTGTTAAATGGATAGCCATCTCCATAGCCCCTACATAGGACTTGCCTACCCTGTTTGCTGCCATCAATAACCTTTGGTTTGCATCTGCCCCACTTTCATGGAAACTAGACTGAAACCTATAAGGTACATAATAGTTTAATCTATTGGTCTGTTGGCGAGTCTTTAGGGTGGATATGATTTCTTCTATTCTTTGGTTTTCAGTAGACATAGTTATCCACCTCCCATTGTAGTCATTTTTTTTCTAAAAACAACCCTATCTTGTGTTTTTGTTAGATTGAATCGGCACATGTAGTGTTATCGTATATACACTCTATATCTCCCAAGAGAATATGGAGGGGACTACACAATAATTAGTACCAACGCGTGGGGGGTTGCCTGTTCTCTCAGAAACGCGTACCAATAACGCGTACTCATTCATTCTATATGGCTTGTTATGGCTAGTAATAATATATCTGATACTAAAGTATACTAGATTTATTTTAGGCGTATAGTGTGCACATAGGAACGTTTATTCTGTATGCTAGATAATTCTATAATCAATCCATAAAGACAAATGATATATATAATATATTACTGTATACGTTGTTATATATGAGTTTCTTAATATGACTAAGCAATTAAAGGATTCTTCGCGATTTATGATCCTAGATTTATGATCTGATTTAGATCGTAATCTTTACTTTACCAGACAATAAAAAAGCCACGATTAAGTGGCTTTAATATATTATTTAGATCGTATTTTTAGATCGTGCAGTATTCAGTATATGACATAACTTTAGGTAAAATATCATATCTTAGATCATCTGGTCTAGGTAGATCATGACATATACAACCTAAGGCAGTATCTGGATATTTTTCCTTATGTTCTTCATTCCATTGATCAACGCCTATAATACCCTTTAGCGAATC